TCTTCGGTATGCTGCTACACCTTTCTTGGTCATACCAGCACCTGCTTTAGTTTTACGCAAGTGACCACCCTTTTGAGTTAGTCCTGACATATCACCTTTACGTTTTTTCTTTTCTGCCATTGTTTGCCCTTCAGAATTAAAAACCCCATTTCGTAACTAAATAATTCTGTACTAATGCAGTTTTTATTAACATCTCCTTAAATAAAGGTTGTGTATTATTGCTTTTTACTAAATCTAAATTTACTGATACAAGTTCTTGTATATTTTTTAGTACAAAAGATTGTTCATAACTAATTTTAGATTCAAACCAACCTATAATATTTTTTCTACAGCCAGCTGTAACTTTTGAAACTTTGTGTGGATATATAATAGGAAATATTACTATCTCACCTTTACCGACCTTATATCCAACCTCTCCAGCTTCTGTCTGTAAAACAAACTCTCCACCTTCAAAATCATCACTTAAACTAATAGTAAAACCATAATTATATAACATTTTACTATCAGACGATTGAAAAGAGTCTATGTGATAATCATAAAAATCATCGGTAGTATAATTATTGTATATTCTATTTTTTACTTTTGTAGGACTATATACTTTTTTTATTACTGTATTATCTTTAAGTAAACTTGCTATATACTCATCTACTTTACTATTAATAAGTATTTCTTTGTTTTCTTTTATATCGTAGACGCTGCTTAAATTTTGTGTATTTTTACCATCTACAAATTTTTTATTGTTAAACTTAGAAAGTATATCTTCTACTTGTTCATTGGTAAATATTTTATAAATCATTTATTTACCCCACGCTTTCTTTAAATATGTTTGGACTAGCGTGGATTGAACAAATTTATCTTTGTCTTTATCTTTTAAGTAAGCATTTACATCATACAAACTTTTTAAAATAAATGCTTGCTCGTATGAAACATTTGAGGACATCCAACCTAATATATTTTCTCTCACACCAGATGTAACTTTATTAACTCCGTGTGGATATATAATCGGAAATATTACCGCCTCACCCGCTGCTAATTTAAAAGATACTGGACCTACATCTGTTTGTAGAAAAAACTCTCCGCCTTCGTAATCATCTGTTAAATTAACAGAAAAGCCATAATCAAAAAACACATTGTTAGATTTTGGCATTGCCTTAAAAGCATCTACATGAAGATTATAATAATCTCCCTTTTGATATTTATTGTAGAAATTCACCGATATTCTATTTGGACAATATACAGAATCTATGTATGAATGTCTATAAAAAAGATCAATTAAGTATTTTCTAACTTCTTCAGGAACGTGTGTTGTTTGTAAATTTTGTTTTATTTTGTAAAATTTATTTACTGGCTGTGTTTTAGCACCATCTACATAACTTACTTCTTTTATTCCTTTTAAACAAAAGTCTATATCTTTTTTGTTTAATAATTTTATAAAAAACATATTTATCTCCATAATTTGAACATAGCAAAAAGAGGAGGGTTTTTTTATTACACTATAAAAGTGCAACCATACGGAAGGAAACCCTCAAAACCTAATAAATATTACTAAGTACCAGTTGAAACTGTAGCTGATTCTACAGGGTTCTTAGAAATGTCAACACATACAGCATGAACACGGAATCTCCATGCAGTAGTTTTTGATGATCCACCATCAATAACTAAAACATCAAGAGTGTCTGCTGAAGTTGTTCCATTACTGTGCAATGCAGTCATACCAAATTGAACAAAACCAGTTGCATCAGAATCACCACCATCAATGAAAGCATCGAGAGTAGTAGCTGAACCAGTAATACCAACATCAAAAGTAATTTGTTCGTTGCCGGAAGCCTCAAGGATTTCGACAGCACCACCAATTACCATTGTATCTGCTGGTAGATCAATCATTTGTACAACATCACCTTGCTCTAAGTCTGTGTTGTCAACAGCGTCATAAACTGGTGAAGTAATAACATATGCTTTGGCAGCACCAGCAGGATGCCCTACTGTTCCACCACCGCTATGTGTTCTATTATATGTAGCCATAATATATTACTCCCCTTACGAGTTAAGATCAGGAACACCGGATAAGACACCAGTAAATCCTGTTCCAGAGCCACGAAGAACTTTACGACCAAAAACGTGTAGACCACGAACTATGTCTGCAAAGCTGTTTGGATCTCTAACTACTTCTGTTTTAGCAATATGAGATGCAGTAGCAACAGCACTCATATGACCGAAGATTACGTTAGTTTCACCACTTGTTGATGAAGGTCCAAAGTTAGCGTTAGCTGTAGAGCCAGTTGAACCAACGGATATAGCATTAGATTGGTATAATGTAAACCCATGAACTTGTCTTGCTGTAACAGCACCGTTCAAAAGGGCAGACATATTTTCACCAGTAACACTTGAATCCATCAACTTTGCGTCTGCTTGACGTAATATTTCATAGAATTGAGGAGGAGCAACAGCCCATCTTCCTTCTTCTGGAACATCATTTTCGTCAAGTAAACGAGCAGCTGTACTAAGATAGTTTGCACACTCATTACCAGTATTACATGATATAGCAGAACTAGCAGCACCTAAGTTAGTGGTGTCTGTAGTTGCGTTGTCATTAATGTTATTTAGTACATTAAAGTCGTATTGCTTTTTTAGAGCATATGCACCTGAAGATGTAGCCAAAGCCTCAAAATTTAGATGGCTGTGTCTTTCTTCAATGTCATCAACTCTGAATGAAAAAGCATTACCCTGATCTACAGTAAGAGTAATCTCTGTATCTGTAAGATCTTGTGGGTTTAAAGTTGCACCACGTTGATAAGCAGAAACTGTAATTGTAGGTTCTTTGATTATCTTCACGGTATCACCAAAGTTCTCGATTTCCCCAGCATAGTCGGTGTTAGTAATTGCTTCTACAACCGAAGATCTACGGAAAAATTTGAGAACTTTTTGGCTAAATATCTGTGGTACGAAAGCCCCATTGACGAGGTTATCATAACCAGCAGCACTACTAAAAGCCATAACCTTTCTCCTAAGTTAAATGGTTAAAATTAAAGTTGTTCTCTGATTCGACCTTCTCGATTAGCCAACTCAATTTCTTCTTCTACTTTTTCAAATTGATGTGGTTTTAATCGAGCTATCTCTTCGTATGTCCAAATCTTTTTATTGCTGTTTTTATCAGTAATATCTTGCGAGGCTGTAGATGTTTTTACAGCTTTTGCAGCATCACTTGGTTTTTTAGATTTAGACTTTTGTTTACCAATACCCTTGTCAAGTTTATAAAGGTCTACAGTTCTCACGGCCCATTTAACGTCTGTGGCATTTTTTGTGACACCTTCAGCAATATTATCAGGTTGATCTTTTAACCATTCTACAAACTCTTCACTATCTTTTAAATCGAGAAAGTCTGGATGATGGTTTAAAAGTTCTTTCTGAGCATTTTGCCTTGAAAGTTCAAATTCTTTTTCTCTTAGGATATTAAGGTGTTCCTCAACATCTTGGATTCTAGAATCTGTTTTCATACTAGCAACGGTTTCGATAACGTCATAAACATCAGGATGCTTCTGCTTAAAAAGTTGAAGTTCTTCTGCTGTTTTTGGCATAGCCATATTTGATTTTTTATTATCTTGAAGTTGAATAAGAATTTCTTCTTTTTCTTTTCTCCACTCAGATAACTTACTATCATAATGTGACTTTAAATCATCATACCGTTTCTTGTAATCATGTTTAGTGCCTGTGTTTTTCTCTGGAAGTACATCTTCAGCTGGTTCTATTGTTTGTTTTAGAGAGTCAGCTTCTTTTGTAATCTCTTCCTTTGTTTGAAACACTCTATCCTTACCGACATACGGTGATGGGGTAGGCGATTTTACTTTAGTTTCCTCTACTTGTTGATTTGTTGTATCAGTCATTTTTCACCTCCATGCAGGGCCACATCTAGTGGGTAGCTACTGTTGGTATTTGCGACAGGGCCAGACGAGGAGTCTAGGTGGCTGTCAAATTCTTTTTTGCAGATATTTTGCTTCTGCTAATCTTCTATTTATAAGCCCTTGATATAATGGGCGTAAACCTTGTTTTAATAATTCTTCTCTGTTATTTTTTGTTAATTCAAGTCTTTTTTGTGCGTTTGCGTAATAATTATTTAAATTCTTTATCATTGCTTTGCTATCATTAGCAATCGCTTGTGCTAAAAGATTTGGTCCTACAGTGCCCTCATTATATTTTACTGAAGTTAATATAGTTTTAATAGCAGGATTTAATTGATCCCAAGATTTACCTCCTGCTTTTTCATAATCTTTTCGTGTTCTCGTTTCAAAATCTTTATGAACTGCCATATCTAACTGACTTGCTTGTTCTTTAGTTAATCGTATATTTTTTGCTATTTTTTCTGCTTCATCTCCAGATGCTCCAAAAGCATTTGCACTTTCAAATACTTTAATAATATCTTCTGAAACTCCAATATTTCTAAAATAATTTGCATCCTTTGTTTTTAAATCTACACCAGTTGCAATAGTAACTCCACTTTCTTTAGTTGGAACGTAGGCTTGTAATTTTTGTCCACCTTCTGCTCCGCCTATAAAATCCCAATCAACACCACCACCATCAGCAAAACTAAACCTACCTATTTCAGGATTTTTTTTTTGATCCATTGGTTGCATAAAGCTTGTTGGCTGTAAAGACTGAGGCATAGCATTACTAATATTTTCA